CCCGTACTTCCCGCGTAACAAGATCCTCGTCGGTTACAAGGGCGGAAGCTACCTGGAGACTGGATACGTCTACGCTCCGTACGTCCCGCTCATCGTCACCCCGACGATCTTTGCTCCGGAAGACTTCACCCCGCGTAAGGGCGTCATGACCAGGTACGGCAAGAAGATGGTCCGCTCCGACTTCTACGGCACGGTCACCTGCACAGACATGAACATCATCTGATGTTCTAGCCTCCAGGCACTGGTCGGCCACCTTCGGGTGGTCGATTCAGTTTTTGTGGTATATGTAATGACAAGCCCAATCCAGTGATCACCTGACACCGACGGGGGATTGGAAGCATTCGGAGCAAAGGAGGATCACATGCCAAAAGTAACTTATGATGCAGCAAGGGGACTCGTCCAGGAGTCCGGTTCTGGTATTCAGTTTGAGACGATGCCGTTCTCTCCAGTCCAGGCTCTCAGCACAGCCTCGAACGGCGGTGACGCCACGGTCTCAGCACCAGGTGTCTACCTGTTCAACGCTGGCGGAGCAGCAACTGGCTCGATGCCTCTGGCGTCAGCATATCCCGGCTCGATGTTCATTATCAGGGCTGGTTCTGCCCACGCCTACTCTCTGACTGGCTCGGCTGAGGCTGTCGGAACCAAGGTGTTCACAGACGCAGCGGACGGCAAGATCGGCAGCAAGCTCACGCTCAACAACATTCTCGGCTCATCTGTGGCGCTAGTCTCAGACGGCAAGAGCTACCTCATCATGGCGTCAAGCGGCTCCCTCACCGTCGGCGGCACCTGATAGATCAAATCTTCGCAGGCTCCAGGAATCCTTTAAGTTTCCTGGAGCCTCGATAATATCTGCCAGGAGGAAAAATGGCAAAGAACACTGTTACTACCCCAGCCACTGAGAGCCCTGTTGAGACCGCCGTTGCCACCACGGCTGCAACTGATGCCACCGTTGACCTCGGAGCTGTCGAGAAGCGTTTGGCCCTTGTAGAGGCAAAGCTCGATGATCTGGCGAAGACACTCGATGCTCTCAAGGTGGCCGCACCAGCTGATAGCTCTGGACTTGCAAGTGCGCTAGCAGCGCTTGAAGCCCGCGTAAGCAATTTCATCGGTCGCGGTCGATAAACTAACGATCAACAAACCCAAGCCCCGTTAGCCAGCGTCTCGTGTGCATACATAAGACTATAGGCTAACGGGGCTTTCATGTCATCAATGTTCTACCAGACTCTCTCACCTACGCCGTTCGGCTTCTTTGACTCTGATGCAGATTTCCAGAGCGAGGCTGATGGCCTGGTGAAGTTTGTTAAGCGTAAGCTTGGAGATGACATACTCAGCGTCGAGCTCACCAAGAAGCAGATCTGGGCCTGCTTTGAAGAGGCCACGCTGGAATATGGTAAGATCATCAATGAGTACCAGGCCAAGTCCCAGATGGCGACGCTCATGGGAACTCCGACAGGAAGCAATCACCAGCACAAGTACCTCCACCAGTCCCTGGACTTCTTCTTGCGCCTATCTCAGCCTTACGCCCAGGAGGCGGCAATCGGCGGCGGGGTCCACAACACAATCTCTGGATCAATACAGCTTTCGAAGAACATCCAGGATTACGACATCTACGAGAATCTTGTCGATGGAGACGGAAACAAGATATTCAGCTCCAGCATGAACCCGGGTGGCAAGATGAAGATCTATGAGATCTTTCACTTCTCTCCACAGGCTGCGTATCGATTCTTCGACACCACATCAGCGATCAACTACCTGAACAATGAGTTCAGCTTTGAGTCGTTCACCCCTGAGACCGTGTTCTACGTCCTCCCGACGTTCGAGGACGTCCTGCGCGGTGGCCAGCTCGGTCTCTCCAACAGGGTCAGGCGCTCAAACTACTCTTATCGGACCAGCGGAACTCAGATCAGGATCTTCCCGACACCTACGCAAGATATCCCACCAAAGCTCTGGTTCAGGGTGGGATTCCAGAGCAAGCCAGACGAGGCTGCCTTCAATGACCCGACAATCTATGGCACTAACAGCCTCGCCACCGTCTCGTTTGGCAACATACAGTACAAATTCATCAACTCCATCGGAAGACAGTGGATCAGAGAGTACACACTGGCTCTGTCGAGAGAGATCCTCGGACTTGTCAGAAGCAAGTTCGGAACTGTGCCGATCCCTGGAGGAGATCTCCAGCTCAACGGCACTGACCTGATCAGTCAGGCCAGGGAAGACAAGGAGAAGATGTACACCCAGCTCAAGGAGCTTCTCGACACCATGACGTATGACAAGATGCTTGAGACCGAGGCTAGCAAGGTTGACAACCTGATGAAGGTTCTCAAATCTGTGCCAGTCCCGATGGGCAAATGCATCGTGATAGGATAACCCATGGCAAGACTCTTCATCACCCCGAGAGAGATTGATTTCATCTCGGACATCACCAAGGAAATCATCAAGGACGTGGTTGGCCAGAAGGTCTACTACTACCACGTCCGGGAAGATGTCTCTGAGGTGCATGACGTGTATGAAGAGGCGATCGAGAAGGTCTTCAACGAGCCCATCGAGCTCGATGCCAGAGTGGAGTGGCAAGACCCAGAGACCTCAACGACAAACTTCGGTGTTGACCAGTTCAGGTCTGCGACCGCATATATGCAGTACTCTGACCTCCTCGATAAGGAGGTCGAACCGCAAGAGGGAGACTTCCTGAGCTTCGGACAGTTCTTCTACGAGATACTGAAGATCAACATCGACCAGATTGCGTTTGGACAGGTTGAGTACCCTATCGGATTCAAGCTGGAGCTCAAGCAAGCCCGTAAGGGAATTATCGATCGGAAGCCGAAAGGACCAACGGAACAGATCTTCACAGATCCGGATGCCGTCCAGGACACATTCGTACAGCAGAGAGGTTTCGAGGAGAACTCGCTTGGTAAGACGGCTGACAAGAGGAAGCTCATCGATCAGGGCAAGCTCGACCTACCAGAAGATGGTCCACGCGAAGTCTCTCCGAGAGGTGATGACGGTGGTTTCTCATCGTCCTTCTATGATGATGAGGTTAACTGATGTCGACTAAGCACCAGACGGGCGCAGAAAGGATCACGCCAGAGAACTCTCTCAATGGCGAGATTGTCATACCCTCATGCTCTGTCGAAGATGTTGACAGAGCAATGTTTAATCTCTTTGACCGAGACCTAGAGCTCCAGTACGAGAAGCAGGGAGAGACAAAGAGAGTCCCGGTGGTGTTTGCCACTGGAGAAAGATTTGCCTTGCTGCGGCGCAAACTCCCCCTGAGAGACAAGTCTGGCACCCTTGTGCTTCCTGTGATTTCTATAACACGCAGTGGCATCGAGAAGGACATCTCCCGCGGGATGGGTACAAATCAGCAAAATGAGATCGTGATCAAACGGCGAATCTCTGAGAAGGATCCTGAGTACCAGAGATTGATAAACAAGGAAAGAATCCAGAACGAGCCAGAGAGAGCCACCAGCGCAAACTACATCTCGCAGATCAGCGGCTTACCAGATGGTGCCGGCGCTCTGCCAGGGACAGTGGCCACTCGCCGCAGGATTCCCACCAACGCCACAGCGCCCAGCATCACCAACAACACTGAGCGCGGAATCTATGAGATTATAACGATTCCAGCGCCAAGGTACTTCCTCGTGACCTACGAGATAAGCATCTGGACCCAGTACACGCAGCAGATGAACGACCTACTCACGGTGTTCCTGAGCTCTGGTCACACCAACCAGGTGCAGACCTTCAGGATCGAGTCTCCGAAGGGATACTACTTCGTGGCGTATCTCAACTCTGGCGTCAGCTCTGGGAACAACTTTGACAACTTCTCAGAAGATGAGAGGATTGTCCGTGCATCTTTCACGATGGACGTCGTGGGTTACATCATAAATCCCAAGTATCCTGGCTCGAAACAGTCCGTCAAGAAGTACTACTCTGCGCCAACTGTGAGCTTTGACTTCGTTCAATCCAGTGGCGAGATCTCAAAGATCAAGTCAGGTGGAGTCAAAAGCACAGACGTACAGTCGTTTGTCCTTGAAGACGTCAGGCCAGATGACGAGCCAGCGCAGACCACACTCATACAAGAGCGCGGAACCGTGAGCGGTGATCCATACTATGATGTGACCAGCATTGGTGGAACTAGCGCGGGCAAAGATGCACTCACAATAGCAAGAGAATATGTAGATCCAACCACGGGACTCTTGGTTCGCCAGAATCTCAAGCCAATTGGAAGAAACAAGCGAGTCGGAGAGACGGTTTACAGGGAGCAGATTTTTACAGATCTCGGATCCCTAGTCTTGGAGCAGGGAGAGGAATCTTGACGCTCGGCCTGATACTTATGAAAGACCGCAAATCGTAAAAGGAGATTAGGATGGCTGAACAAACATTTCGTTCTCCCGGCTTTTTCGAGAGAGAGATCGACCTCTCTGCTCGTCAGCAGGCCCCAACTGGGACCCCGGCCGGAATCATTGGAACGGCAGAGAAGGGTCCCGCATTCGTGCCTGTCACTGTCGGATCTTTCGCAGACTTTGAGACCAAGTTCGGCACCCTTGATCCGGATCGCCATGGACCATACGCTGCCCGTGAATACCTGAAGAACAAGGACGCAGTCACGTATCTCCGAGTTCTCGGAGCTGGCGCCAACGAGTCGACGACAGACATGACGAACACCTCCACCTACGGAATCGTCAAGAATGCCGGATTCAAGGTGGCCAGCGTGGCGGCTGATGTGTCTGGCGCCTCTGCACGAGGCACTGTCACCTTCCTATGCGCAAAGCACTACGTCTCTGCCTCTGAGGCGGTCGCTTTCCCTGCCTTCTCAGACAACGCCAGCGTCAACACTGCGACCTCTCCGAATCTGGTGAGGGCTGTCCTGTTCTTCACCACAGCCTCCCGCGGCGTGGTTCTGGACCACAACCAGACCGTCAATGCCTCGAACGTCAACGCCAGCGACAACCTGGCGACCGTCAGCGACCTCACAAACTTCAAGTTTATTGTGTCCTCAAGCGAGGGCTCTGTGTTCTCGAACGACGACGGTGTGGCAGGCGTAAGGGTCTACAGCGCTTCTCTGAACCCGCACAGCAACAACTACGTTGGAAAGATACTCAACACCGATCCGAGGAAGTTCCAGGAGCTCAACCACCTTCTCTATCTCGACTTTGCAGTCGAGAACGAGCTTGCTGGCGTCGATCTCGGAGCAAACTCCATCGCACTGATCTCTGGTTCTAGCTCGACAAATCCCGTTGGACTCTCAGACTCCTGGACCAACTCATTCGGACGCTTTGACACGAGATTCACGACGCCACAGACGACCGAGTTCATCTCCCAGCCCTACGGAAAGGTGGAGTTTGACCTCTTCCACTTCGAGGCGCTGAGCGATGGCGTTTACGCCAACGACAAGGTGAAGATCTCGATAGCGAACATCCGCGCCTCTACTGATCCGAATTACGATTACGGAACCTTCGAAGTCCAGGTCCGCCGCTTCGACGACACCGATACCAACCCTGCAATCCTCGAGGCCTTCCCTGCCCTCACTCTCGATCCAAACAGCGAGAAGTACATCGGCAGGATAATCGGAGACTACGCTGCAAGGTTCAACTTCGACTCTACTGAC